CCGCTGACCTATTAAATCACGATTTTCTAATATGTAATCTTTCATTTTCTTAAAGGTTCTTATTAATGCCTTGCTCTGCTTAACAGCCAACGGTCCTTTCAAGACAGTCATCAGCATATATAACCCTTGCTCTGTAAATACATGAGGATTATATCTGCTCTTACTGTTAAGATTTGCGGTCAAAAAATTTGACCGCAAATTTTCTACCTCGTTATCCGTAAGTTCAAACATAAAATCTTCATCAAATTTCTCAATATTATTTTTTACTTGTTGATTAAATGCTTTTGTAGTATAACCATATATTTCAGAAAGATCGGCATCTAAGATTACTCTTTGTCCTCGAATTTCATAAATTCTTTCTTTCAAATATTCTTCTGTAATATCAATCACAGCAATTTCATCTTTCTTTTTATCTTCTGCCATAGAACTCCTCCATCCATTTTGCGGTCAAAAAAATCGTCCGCTCACTGACATTGTTCCTCTTCGCAATTTCTACCATTGTCATGCCGCTCTCATACCCAACAACAAAATCATTATAAATTGCCATCCACTTGGCGTTATGTTTCTGCCGTCCGCTTAATTTACGATTTCTGTAATACTCCAATTCCTCCCGAAGTTCTGCATTCTCTTTTTCCAACTCCTCAATTCTTTTTAATGTCTCTTCAAGTGTTACCGATTTCTCCATTACCTTGTCCTCTGTCCATGTCATTCTCGTTTTGTCTATATTATAAATATTTATGTTTCATTCGTCAATCCGATTATGTCATGTTGCATCATTTTTTTACAATAGCTTTCATACAATCGAAATACCGCTGATATCGTTTACAGGCTAAACTTCTCCAAAAGCAGTTAGCCTTAGATATCTCCCATTTTTTTCATGTTGGGATTCTCATCTGTATAACGGGAATACACATAATACAGCACTCCATTACTGTCCCTCTCCACACTCATCTTGTTTGGAAGAAGCGGATACAGAGAAAGCACCTCTCCTTTCCCATTTCGTATGATCTGTGCATACGCATTTCCCCAAATTAAAAGATGACTCATCAGCGTTTCTCTGAACACAAATGAAGTCATCTCCGGGTTTGGCTCATCATGGAGCAGCGCATAAAGCGGATGGTCACAAACCATTTCCTTCCCACCGTCTTTGTATCTGTATACATGAATTGTAAGCGATGCAACCGCCTCTGACAAAATCCTCACACATGCGTAAACTGCCGTGGTCTGCATGGCTGTCATTTCATTAACACTCTTTCCGCTGGTGCTTCGTCCGAAATTGAATGTATACTCACCATTGCTGTAATTCCGTACAGGCTTATCCCTCGCCTGACCGAAACCAAACAAACTTTTTATTCCCATCTGCTATCCCTCTCTTTCTTTTTGTATCTGCCTGTGATAAAATTAAATCTATAAACATCCAAAAAGTTCATAAAAATTTAGCAATTAAAGGCATTGATTTTTTGCTGTAAATTGCATATAATAAAGACACAGATAGAAATATCTGTGCAGCGGTTAGAGTGTTCAGTTAAAATGCTCGTTTAAAAGCGGTTAGATTGTCCAATTAAAACAATCGGTTAACAGCAGTGGGTGGAGTAATCCACCCGCTTTTTTACTTTTCAGGAGGCTTTATGGATTGGTACGTTGTCGATAAAAAATACATCAATTACCTGACACAGTTTGATTCCCGTGTCGGATATGTGGAATATGGGGAACGTTTGAAACTCCATGTAGGAATTCTTCTTACTATCGGAGATTTCCACTACTATGTCCCTATTTCCTCTGCTAAACCAAAACATCAGAAGATGTCCAACAATCTGGATTTCCACAAACTCCAGGATGAATCCACCGGATATCTTTATGCTGTATTGAATATCAATAATATGATTCCGGTTCCTGATAACTGTCTTACACAGTTAAAATATAATCAGTTAGAAAGTTTTCGTTCTTTTAGTAGTGAAAAAGAAAAAACCGACTATGTCTACCTTCTCCAGAAAGAAAAGACTCTGATTGACAATGTTCAGGACACTCTACAAAATAAAGCCTTGAAACTATATCAGAAATGCATTGCCAAGCCGGATTCTTCCCTTGCTGCAAGATGCTGTGATTTCAAAATGCTGGAAGAAAAATGCAGTTCTTATTCCAATACATAAATGCAATTACACTGATTCAAACCTCTCCATCTGCCGGAGAGGTTTTTTCTTAAAAAACAAGAATTCCTCTGCCATCATATACACTTCCCTGATTGCGGATTGCACGGTCAAGAGCCATGACGGTTGCTACTGCAGCATCAATTTTCTCTGTGGATTTTTCTTTATCCATTTTGATATTTCCGGCAGGATCTTGCCTGACATACACGTTGTCCATCATCCAACGGAGAACCTTATGTCCGCCGTGGGCAATTCGCCCCTCAAGAATAAGTTTCATAAGTTCCTTCGTTGGCGGACTCATATCTTTATATCCCTGCCCGAAGGGAACAACGGTAAATCCCATACCTTCCAAATCCTGTACCATCTGCGTTGCTCCCCAACGGTCGAAAGCAATTTTTTTATGTGGTATTTCGTTCCAAGTTCCTCTATAAACTTCTCTATAAACCCATAATGAATGACATTTCCTTCCGTAGTTTTCAGACACCCTTCTGCTGCCCACACATCATAGGGAACATGGTCCCTTCTGACACGGAGTCTCATGTTATCTTCCGGTATACAGCAGTATGGTAAAATGATGTATTTTTCTTCATCATTTCTTGGTGGAAATACAAGTACAAATGCAGTGATATCCGATGTACTCGAAAGGTCTAAACCGCCATAACAGGTTCTTCCGATAAGTTCCTCCTCATTTACAGGGAATGCACACGTGTCCCATTTATCCATCTGCATCCAACGAGTGGACTGTTTTACCCATTGATTTAATTGAAGCTGCCGGAAGATATTCTCTTCTGCAGCATTTTCCCTTGCACTGATGTAAGCATTGCGAACCTTTTCAATATCGATAGTTTCTCCAAGGGAAGGATTAGCTTTATACCATGTGGCTTCGCTCGTCCAGTCATCCTCATCGGATGCACCATAAATCACAGGATAGAATGTCGGGTCAATTTTTCTGCCCTCTATAATATCAACAGCTTTTTGGTGCTGTTCAAAGCAAATCGAATTCCTGTCTGTTCCGGCTGTAGTAATCAGAAAATATAAAGGCTGTGTTCTGGCATCGCCGGAACCTTTAGTCATAACATCAAAAAGTTCTCTATTCGGCTGTGCATGAAGTTCATCAAAAATAACAGCGTGTACATTCAGACCATGCTTAGTATATGCTTCAGCTGATAACACCTGATAGAAGATGTTGGTCGGCTTATACACAAGCCTCTTAACCGACATCACTGGTTTAATTCTCTTTTTCAGAGCAGGACACTGATCCACCATGTCCACAGCCACAGCAAATACAATGGAGGCCTGTTGGCGGTCGGAAGCACAGCCATACACTTCTGCTCCCCATTCCCCGTCACCGCAGGTCATATATAATGCAATGGCAGCCGCCAGTTCCGACTTTCCATTTTTCTTCGGAATCTCACAGTAGCAGGTATTGTACTGCCTATAGCCGTTTTCCTTAACCGTACCAAATAGTGTGCGGATAATTTCATTCTGCCAGAAGAGAAGTTCAAACGGAACTCCCCTCCATGTGATGAGCGTACAATACTAAATATTGAAAACGACCGTGGTAATCCCAAGTTCGAAGTATTGTGCCAGATCATCGCTTATTTACACATTCCTGCAGACCGTATTTTCCACCCTGACACTGCTACGGATGGGGTGAAAAAACAAAAACTGTTATTGATGCTACAGGAATGTGATGAGCAAGAGGCAGCCGAGATTCTTCCAGCAATTGAATACCTCTTAGCACTCATACATAAAAGAGGTAATTCAAACGAGTAAAGGAACCAGCTAATCCGTTGTGATTCTGGTTCTTTTCTTTTTGTTGCCATCTCAAAATCTTACTATTGTAATATTTCAATTGTTACACAAGTAAGATTTCAAGTCAATATGTTTTTTCTGAAATTGACAACCACATAAATAACGTCTATAATATATTTATTACAGACGTAAGATTTAAGGAGGGATTTGAAATGAGCGATTTACCACAGATTTCTGAAGCTGAATTTGAAGTTATGAAAATCGTATGGAAACATGCGCCGATCAGTACCAATGAAATAACAGATAAATTATTACAGACCACAAGC